GTCATGTATCTTTTGCTTTTTATCTTTTCTACCCATTTATATAATGTTTATATTATTATCTTCTTTATATGCTTAGAAAATGAGTACATAATTCTCTAAATCTCTTGAAAATCTTAAAGTTTATAAAAATTAATAAAAAATAAAATTATGTACTCAAAATACTCTTTTTTCTAATATATTAATATAAATAGAGATATCAATAATGAAAAACGAATTAGAATATACAGAGCTAGATTATTCCCCCGATGTTCCTGTACCTCCTCCACCTAAAAATGCTGGATTATATACCGGTGATGTGCTATTTGATAAGAAACCATGGGGTAATACTTATGTAACACCTTACATAGAACCGGATGCTGTATCATTTAGTGCCCAGTTTTATGCTAGTCATCATATACCATCATATAATAGACCTGGTAATAATACAGTAGATACTGAATTATATAAAAAATATAATTTAACTGATGATAATTATAATTTCAGCTGTCACATCAACGAAAACTTTGGTTGAGGTTTCTTAATATTATCCTTATTTTTTCTAAGAAAATCACAAATGTACTTATATGTTTCGTCAACTTGCTCAAAAGTTATTCCTCCTGTAATTAGTATACTACCACTTTCAAACAATGCTCCCGTTACCTTTTTACAATCACCTATTTTATTGCCACTACCTTTGCCGTAACAATTCGTCGGGCAACAACAAATACCATTCTTATGATCACTAAATCTATTCCAGAAATATTCTAGTTTAACACCTTGATATATTCCAGGTTGAAATGAACATTTATTATTATATTCATCCCCGATAAATATTCTATGAATTTCTTTACGTTTTAATTCAAATCCCTTAGTCATCTCATGATCACAATAAACTTTGAAATCAGTATTAATCATCCTTATTTTAAAGTTTTGATACTCTAATTTATCTACATCCGTATCTTCTGCAACTATTTCTTTTGTTACATTCTTGTAAATATTCTTAATATTCTCAATAATATAATTAACTATTATTTCAGTATGTTTAACATCTTTGATTCCCGTCAATTGTATATTACCATTTTTAAATATTTTTACATTAGGAATATATTTATTATTAAACATATAAATAATAGTAACTTGATTGTCAAATCGATTTTTCTTTACCTTATCTTTTTTACTTTTTCTACGTTTTTTTGGATAAGTACCGCGTGAAACATCTTCCCCATCCTTCATAAATTGAATCCATACAATACCTTCTTTATTATTAAAGCATTCTTCTTTAATATTAATATTATCAAATAATATATTTAAATTAATATTTATATTAATTCCAATATTTGCATTGCATGTAATTGTTGAAATCCTATAAGGAGAAAAGAAAATTTCCGACATTCTACGTAATATATAAAGGTTATAGCCCTTATATCATTTTTTAATAATTTAGCCAATTATTTTTATAAGGAGAATTACAACACTTAATATTACTACAACTACATAATTTATATTTTAAACTACTGTTATTATTATAAACCCAATTTAAATTTTGTGTATTTTTACTGGATTTACTAAAAATTAGTTTACATATAGTTACATGATAACCTTTAATTTTAATCATAGTTCATATATTTATCCATATACTATTAATTATAATTATTTTTTATATTATTTTACTTGTTTTAATTTATTTTGAATTGCATTTTTAGATACCATAGATTCTATACCTTGATTGTTAATATTATCTGTTATATTTTTAATATATGATGTATTTACAATTTCATAATTATGTGTAGTTGTTATCATTGGAGGTAAATTTAAAATATGTGTTTTATCATTTGTTAAATGACTACTTCTAAACTCTTCAATACTAAGAGGACCATTGAATATTTTTAATAAAAAACGTGATGGTGCAGGGCGAATAGCTCTGTTACATCCATAATGTTTGCTTAACATCTGTATTAAACTATTTATTTCCCAAACTTTATCACTTCCGCAATGAGAAGAAAAATTATAAGCATTCGCGCATTCCAATGAACAAAAATTTCCAAATGACACATATGTATCTGTTTTAACATTATATTTATATGGCATTCCATATGTGCGATTTTCTATTGGATGACAACACCAATAACAATTATTATTATTATTAAGTATATCCTTAACATATCCATAATCTAACATAAATTCATTATTTGTATTAATATTTTCAAGACTATTATTTTGAATATTATTATAATGATTAGAATCATTTAGATAAAAACAATCGGGTTCATATGGCTTCGGAGCATTATTTATAGAATTTTTATTTTCTACACTAACTTCTTCTTCTGTGATAGGTAATTGTAGTATAATATCTTCATTTTCTACGAGTGTTACATCTTTTACCATAGTATTCATTAAATTTTTTTTTTTTTTAATTTCTATTGCTTTATCATCGTGATTTTTAGGTTTTCTTGGCATATTTAGATAAGTTATTAATGTATATAAGGTTATATTATTTATATGTATTTTAGTCAAAATAATTTTTTAAAAATGATATTCCATTTTTAATATCATTATTTATTTTTTTAATTGGTGTTTCAGATGATTTTAATTTTTTAGTAGCTGAGGGAACAATACATTTATTTTTAATCTCTTTTATTTCTTTACTTAGAGATGATAATACATCTATTAAATATTTTATGATAAAACCAGCTAATAGTAAAATTATTAATGTAAATAAGTCCATTTCTTATTTATTACTACTTTGAAAGAATATAAAAATTAAACAAATTTTAATTGTGCACTGCCATTTATTATTGAAAGCACATTAATTTCTTTTACAAAAAATTTACCTTCATATATAACATTATAATTATAATTTTCACCTAATACTGCTTTTGTAGCATTTTGTATTTTATTAAATGATTCATTATTTTTATAATCATTTGTAGTAAATGTTATAGATGTTTTAATTTTTGAATTATTATATGAACCCGAAGCATTTATTTTTTCTGGAAATAATGCAAATGAATAACAATATATACCTGTTCTTGGTATATTAGTATGATAATAATATGGTTGAATATTATTGTAGTATTCAGAATTATAATCTGCGCGACTTGTATCATTTGCCCATTTAATAACAGCATTATTCATGATATGCATATCTTCATTATATACATATGAACCAGTGTAATTATTATAATTGTTATATTTAGAAATCATATCATTGCGTCTAAAAAACCATATAATTTCTTTAATATGATTATTTGCATTATTAATATTACACGTAACAGTTGATTGTGATGAAGTATCAATATTAATATTTGTTAATTTAACTGTATCAATAATATAATCCATATTATTTGTTTCAATTAGCATTTTAGATCTTTCAGTAGTGTCTAAAAATACATAAGTCATATGTAATTTATTTTGAACATCAAAATTTTTTTCTTTTATAAAGTTTTGTATTGATATATTAGTATTATATAGTTCATTATAAAAACTACTACTAACATAACTATTTATTTTATCTGACCAAACCTTATAAAGAGACTCGACACCACCCGAATTTGTATATACATCAAGTGTTACCTCATTATTAGCTAATTTTAATAATGGTAATGCTAATGAAGGATTTCTAGTAAACCAGAAATTTAACGGAATTTGTATTTCACGGGACTTTATACTTGGTATGGAACTTTCAAAAGTAGATACAGGATAATTAATATTATAAAGCTTATTATTAATTAATGTATATTTTGTTACTTGTGAATTATAAGGTGCTGTAATTTCAGTTACATTACCTAATAATTTATTATATTCTATACCATCCTTATTTGTAAGTTCATTCCAAATATTCATCCAATCACTATACAATGTTTCAATAATATTACCATCTATTAGCAATTCAACGCGGTCTAAGTAATTATATCCAATATTTTCAACCCATCTAAATTTAAAATTGTTATTAGAATATATATTAGGTATTCTAAATGATAAATACATATTCGTCAATAAATCAGCTCTTCGCTCAATTTTATATGTCATTTTAACACTTCTATAAAAACCACCATTTGCATTGTTTATTGGTGGCGTTTCATAACTTTCTAATGCAAAGTTAGTATGTTTTTTATAAACATATTTATAATAATTTATACATGGGTTAGTTGTAATATATTCATCCATTTGTCCATTTAAAACAAGTTGCATTAATCCGCCCCCCATTTTTATTGTTATATTAATACCTTAATAATATCTTATATATTATTAATAATAAATTTTTCTAAATTAGTATATGTTCTTGCATCTTCAAATGCTTTGACCATTTTATCCTTATTATCAGATTTATCTATAAGTAATATTGTAGGAAATCCTTGAATATTAAATTTTTCAACTCTATTTATATTATCCTTCATATTATATTTTTCAAATTTACATTTATCTGAATGATTTTTCTCTAATTTTTCCCATATTCCACTTTTACTAAATTCTTCACAGTGACCACAACCATCCATATAATAATATTCTAAACTATAATTTTTATTACTATAAAATTCTTCGCATATATTTTTACTATTTAATAATAACACAAAAATTATCAATGCAAATGTTGCAAATATAAAATATTCTATTTTAAAAGATTTTTTTACCATTTAATATTCTATCTAAAATATTGTTAGATAATTATATTTTATTATTGCTACTACATGGTGTATACATAACTAAATTAAAAAAATCTTTACCATTTTTCTCTACAAATTTTTTTAATTTTTTTTCGTTTACCATTAAAATTCTATAATCTAGTTTATCATAATTTAATTCTTTATCATTAACAACATAAACACTGTTATTATTATCTTCTAATATATGTTTGTATATAGATACGTTTTTTTTATTACCATATACTATCAGAGTACGATAAATTAATTGATTTTTATAAACTTCTTCTAATCTGTTTACAAAATCACTAAACGATTCAATGCTTTGAATAGCAATAGTCATTTTATAATATATATTATTATTATTGCCTTATGTATTTAATTATATAAGATTATTTATATAGTATTATATAATACAATGAATGATAGTATTATTAAAATAGATGTTTTATATTTTCGAAATAGATATAATCAAATAGAAAAAGTTCCCGAAAATATTAAAAATAAGGCAGTAGAACTTAATGATACTTATAGTTGTTTTAAATCATATTATGATCCTAAAATGATATGGATTAAAAAAAATTATAATAAAAAAGATAAACCTGTTACATCAAAAAATAAATTTCATATTATAATTCCTGATTTTACTGATAATTCAATATTAAAACGTAAATTAGTTGGATTATTAAATAAAATAACTACAAAAAATAAAAACCTAATATACGATAATATTAAAGAAATTATTGATACAAATGATAAAAATGCTGTTTTTGAAATTATATGGGAATATATAAAGCTAAATGAAAGCTGTTTATGTACAAACATATTAACATTTTTTAATGAAAATATATTGCAAGATAATATAAACTCCAAATGGAAAAAATATATAGAATTACAGGAATGGAACCCACCAAAAGCAATTTATAATAATGATATATTACTATTAAATGATGAATATGATTTATATTGTGATTATATTAAATGGAAAAAAAATATAAATAATCTTAATACTTTATGGATAAAATTTAAACTGGATGATATTCATATCTTATTAGAAATATTGTTTGAACATACTATTAATATACTAAATGAAAATAAGGAATATAAACATATTGTAGATATTTTTTTAGAACAATTATTAAAAATTTTAAAAGTAACAAAAAGTCCGGAAATAATTAATAAAATTAAAGATATAGATATTTCAAAATTTAACAATTCTACTAAGTTTTTAATATATAATATATTAGATTTATTAAATAAATAATTTCTATATTATAATATAGAGTAAGAAACGTTAAAATATGAGGGAAGAGAACAATCTTTCTTTTTACAGTAGCTTAATAATTCAAATGATATTTGTTATATTATTATTAATAATATACACTTATTTATACAAGTTAGAAAATATTGGTTGTGAATGTTCTGAACATCCTAACAAGGATTTCATTAAAAATTTCACAATAATAGCATTAGTATACTTCTTTGTCACTGCTTTTGTTTCATTAAAATCTGTTGCTAAAAGTATGGGTAGTGTAATCGTACAATTATTAGCGATTGCGACATTTGTATTTTTCTTATTATTTGTCGTATATATATACTATACTTTTGACTATGTTAAATATTTAACTAACGAAAAATGCAAATGTTCCGAAGATATATCAAGAGATATCATTGCAATAGGTACTATGATATCTTTATTCTTATTCTTAACCTTATTATTTACTATAATTATTATCCCTATCTTATTAAGCACATTAAGCAATTTATTATCTCGTATTGAAATTTTTGAAGAAGAAGTAGAAAATACTATCCGTAACCCATTACGTACTTTAAAATCTACTCCTAATAGAATTGTTAATTCTGTAAAAGATTTAAGTAGCTTTGTTAAGAAAAGTTCTAAAAAAATAAATAAAATAAGTAGAAAAAAATAAATTTATTTAAATATTTAAAGTACGATTATTAGCTCCTTTTTTCCCTGACTTTTTTAATATTTGAATATCAGCAGTATCTTCAATTATTGATGTTATTTCTTCATCACTAACAGAAAGTGTCTCTATATGATTATCTAAATCATTTTCAACAGATATATTATTATGAACATCATTTATAATATTATCTACATCATTAACTGATTTATTACTAAAATTATTTTGTTGATAACTTGGTATTTCCGATGATAAAGAATCACTATTTAAGGAACCAAACAAATTACTTACCATACCAAATAAATCCATATTGTTCCCACTCATACTATTTTGTGAAGGTTTTGGTGCAGAAATATTTGGCGCAGTTCCTCCACCACCCATCATATATTGTTTAGCCGCAGCATTCTGAAAATGTTTCATTAATTCGGGATCAGATTTTAAAACATTTTCTACATCAGGCATTGGTTGTTCTTTAAACATTCTGCTTGTTAAATGGAACATAAATGCACTTCCAGATAATGACATAAATAATCTTAATTCTGGTGCCATTTTTTTTCCTGATGATTTATACTTATAATGTAATTCTTCAAAAATATCATCGTAATCATTTATATTCTCGTTAACTTGTTCAGACCATCCATCTAATTTAACTGAAAATGGATCATATCTTGTATTCATATATTCTGTACCAGAAACAAATGCCATTAGCATTTTTTGTTGAAACCTTATGCTACCATCAAGTTCCTTTTCTCTAATAATACGATTGTATTCAGAGCGCATTTCTTCTAAATCAGAATTCATATTAAACTTAAAAGGTAATTTAAAACCTTTTGATTCCAATCTTTCAAGTTGATATATAATTTCACGCTTTTCATTAATTTCATTTCGCACAATATCTTTTGCACTCATATGCTTTCTTTTTGCAACCCTACTTTCTCCACTTGAACTATCACTGCCACTTCTTGATGAACCACTTTCTCCACTTTCACTTATATCATCTCTATTTCTATTACGTCTGTCTGTACTATCAATGCTACCACTATCGTCGCTACTGCTACCACTAACATCACTTCGTCTACTTACTACACTACTTTCATCACTACCAGATGTACTATCCATATCGTCGTCATGATTTATTTTTTTATTTTTATATATATTTTTCATATTTTTCATATATTTAGATTTATCATAATTACTATTGCCCGCAGAACTGCTTGCGCGTGATGAGCGAGAAGACATTGATATAACATCATCACTAATTTTTTTTTTGTTAAATAAACCATCGTCTATATAATCACCTTTATTTATACCATTGTTTTTAGGTATTTTAAAATTAAAAGAATTATTTTTGAAACTATCTTTATTTAATTCTATTAAATCATCAGTTTTACTATTTAAATTTGATATTAAAGACATATTATATATTATTTGAGTTCCAAATGTTTATATATTTACAATAATTTATATATATACT